GACCGTTTAGATCAACTTTACCTTGATAGAAGTTGTATAGTTCAGACTTAAACATATCTAGGTTAAATGAAGACTTGTTATAAACTCTTTTGTATGAGTTGTCTAACTGTCTCCAAAGACCAATAGATAATCTAATATCATCTGGACCATCTTGCTTAACTCTACCTCCACGTCCCCACATTAGGTACGTTTCAATATCAGATGCAACCTTAGAAAGGTGTGCAGCTTCCATATTAGTTAAGAAAGTTCTAGAAAGATTACCGTTGTCAAACGCTCTTCTTACATAATCAGGACCCATAATTTCTACCATACTTTCTAAGGAAGAAACAGATGGATCTACATCTTGGTCAAAAGTTCTCCAAATCTCAGTAACTGGAATAGAACCGTCAGCATTCATTCCTCCTTTGATCATAAGATCTGCTCTAGAGGATACTGAATAATGAACGTGTGCTTCTGCTCCTCCTACAAAGTTGTAGAATTCACGGAAACCTGTTCCTGTTGTGATATCTGAAAATCTTTCACCGTATTCACCACGTGCAGAACCTTTTCTGAAGTACTTAGTACCTGCTGCTAAATAATCAGCTGACATTACACCTGTTGCAGAATTGTCATTGTTGACTAACTGAACTGTATAAATGAAGCCATCATTAGCTGTTATAATATCATCTGCTGTGATATAAAGTTCCTTTCCATTGTATTTGTCATAAGTGATGATGTCACCATGTCCAAACGCTCTCTTATTAAGTTTTATCCTAAAAGAAGAACCGTCTAAACCTAATTCTGTATCACCTGCCTCAATATTTCTTACAATGAACGGAAGGTCTTGTGCAACGGGAGTTTGCCACTTATACTCACCTCTAGCATTATCCACCATAATTGTATTCTGACCACCAAAAGACGCCATTTGATATAAAGGCATTTCTACCTTTTGAGCCATTGCCCATATATCTATTGGGCCCATATCCATAGGCTCAACGTCCCCTAACATATTAGTTAAGTGATAAGAATCAACATGTGAACTAGCTTTGTAGTTTGTATCACGTAGGAAAATCCCATTATTTAAAACTGGAGTTGCCATAATTGAATCAAAAATTAAAAATTAAACATTAAATAAACTATATATTAAAATCTCTTAAATATATTTTTTCCTTGCCTTGGTAGTGTTCTACCTCTTTTGCCAGCACTTCTTTCTTCTTTTACATTTGCAGTAGCTCCTCCTTTCTGTGCTTGCGCAGTCTTAAGCTTTCTAACTGTTTTCTCCACGGCTTTTGTTTCTCCTTTTTGCATGATGTTAGATTTATATCCTTTTGGATCAGCCAACAGCCACAGTGCTTCAGTTATTATATTATAATTTGGTTCAACAAACTGATATTTTTCTAACAGATGTCCAAGCAAATTAGTATTTTGTCCTGATATAGATGGGTAATTAGGATTTACTAATCCGTTATATAACAAAGATTGTGTTTTTCTATCTATCTTTGTATCACCTATCTTACCGTCTTTCAATGTATTATATACATTTTGCATATAATTTTGAGATGCTTGTTCTTGTTGTTTCTGCTTCATTTGCTGCTCTTCTAATCTTTTAGCAACAACCTTCTCTTGCATCTTATCTAATTTTGGTTTAAACTTATTAGCTTGTTTCTCAAGTTTTCCTAAGTCTTTCCAAATTTCTATTTCTTCCTGAATCTCTTGTGCATCTCCATAACCAGTTGCACTTAAGTAATCAGTTATAATTCTTTCTTGTCCAGATTCTGTTTTAGGATCTATTTCTTTTACTTCTTCAACTTTTGCAAGTTCTCTAAATATACCCTTTAAATCTGTTCCACCATCAGCAACATATCTTGCTGCTATTTGCAATTCTTCTGGTAAACTATTAAAGAATTGCTTTGGTGTTTCTTTTCTTACTGCATTTGCTCTCTCATCTAAGTTAGCTTGAATAAGTTCTTCCCAATCTTTAGGGCTATATTCATCAAGAGGTTTTTCATCATCAAAAGGAATTATTTTATCATTTTTAATTAAATTATTAAAAACATCTGCCATCCCTTCTATTTTCCTTCTTCCCCTTTTAGCTCCTGTTTGTTCTACTTCTTCTTCTGTTAAATCTAAAACTTTATCTATATCTACTTCAGTTTTTTTAGATTTTGCAGTTACAGTTTTTTCAACTGTTTCAGAAGTTTCAGCAGCTTTTTCTAAGTCTTCTTGACTAACTTCTTTTTTTTCTTCACTTACTACTTTTGTTTCTTTAGATTTTGTTTCTTTAGGTTTTGGATCTAAAAAAGAAACATCCGTAGTTTTTCTTTTACTAAACACATTTGGTTTTTTAGTTTCTGTTTCTTCAGGCAGCGTTATGGATTCAGCTCCAGGTGCTGCGTTAAATATATCATCTAAATTGACATCTACCTTTTCAACTTTTGTACTGTCAACAGTTTTGGTTTCTTTTTCTGCCATGGTTCTTTGTTGTTTTAATTGTTATACATATATAATATACAAAAGATTTATAACTAAACCTTAAAAATTTTTTCTAATTTAAAAATTTGTCATAGTATATAGCTATCACTATTTTTTATTCTGCCTTTTCTTGTATGATCCACTTCCTTGGTTATCATATTTGTTTTTATTTTCTCTAGCAATTTGTAAATTAGTTTGTGCAATTTCACGTTGTGTAGCTAATTTTTCTCTATCTATATCTAACTTCTTTGTATCAAAAGAACTTTTTCTAGCATTCTCTTCTCTTTTCATATTCATTTGTTCTCTATACTCTTCTCTTTGCTGCATATCTTTCATTGCATCACGGAAATCACTTTGTTGATTTTGATCAATATCAGATTGACCAGTATAACTAGCTGCTCTAATTTCAGCAACCATAAGATCTTTCCTACGTTCTGCTTCATTTTGTTCTTGTTCAAATGCTCTTTGTTCAGCTTTTTCTTGAGCTTGTGCTTGAAGCTGTTGTTGTTGCATTTGTTGCTGTTGTTGCATTTCCTGTTGTTTTTGAACAGTTTGTTTATCTTCAGCAGCTTTAAGTATATTAGATACTTCAGCAATTGAGTCTGCTTTAATTAAATTACCTAAATCATAAATACTAGCACCAGAAGTATTATTAGTCATTGCTAATTGTTTTAACTCTTGCAATATTTGTCTATGATTTGTTTTAGTTGTACAAAATATATTAAACTCTCTCATTAAAAGATCAACTCCATTCATTTGAAAGTTTACTTTTTCTGCTTCACTAGATATATAATTTAATCTTACACTAGGTTTAGTACTATGGTAATATTGAGAAAGATCTGTTCTCATTTGATGTACTCTAGGCATAAGATGATCTGAATGTTGTATAAAATACATTTCAGTTTGTGAATAAGATGCTTGTACAGCTTGTTGTACTCCAGTAGCAGTTTGTCTAGCAATTTCTTGTCCCATTCTTTGAGGATTAACCCCAATAGCTTCAAATGCTTGAGTTTTAAAATGATTAGCTAATTGTATTCTAGACATTAGTCTATTAGACTGTTCAAGATTCAATGTTTGATAATGATTAAAGTTAGTAGCATTTTCAGTATTTGTAATAGAAGTATCTAATGGTAACATACCAAAGTCCTTCATTGCTACATATGCTTTTGCCATATTATTCTTACCCCAATCTTCTCCCATAGAATGACGCGGTAATGAGTTTTGATCAAACATAATAACTGTTCCAAGTTCATCTACAAGTATATCAGCTATTTGATTATTTACCATATTGTAACCAACTTGATAAGCTTTCATAAGATCAACTAAAGAAGTAGATCTAGTATTTCTATCAGAAAATACTCTACCTTCAACTGGAAGTTTACAACCATATAAACTACTTTGACCTTTAAATTGAAACTCAAGCTTTCCTGGTTTCTTTTTATTTACACCAATATAAATAGGATTTAATTCTGTAGAAGTTTGTCTCCATGTAGAAGGAAGATTAGGTCCTATCTTAACTCCACCCCATACTTCATTAATCCATATCCAATCAATATGTTCTCCAAAAACTAAATTGTCTTTTGTTTTTTCTTTAAATAGAGTTGTATTATAAATAGGTTTTTCAGTTAGTTTAAAGTTTTCATCTACTATTTTTTGTGTTATCTCACCGTCTTCACTTACTCTAAGTAAATGACCTACTTTTCTTTGACTTTTCCAATATACAGTTGTAACTCTTAACATATTACGCTCTCCCCATATATGTACATCCTCTCCTTCATTTAATATCCACTTAACAATATCATCACCTCCCTTTACATCATTTTCCCAAAAGCTAACAAATTGTCTATAACCTAAAGATGGCATTTCTGTATTCCATTTATGTGATTTAGTAGGATCATAAAATGAACCATCATTTGGTGTACCCTGTATTGTATATTTTGCATTTTTTGCAGGATATATTTTTTGTAAAGATCTTAACTGTTCTTCTGTCATAAGATATCCATAATTATCTACAACATCTGCAACAGTCATCATTTCACATTTACCTACATAATTTGAATCTGATATATATCTTGAATTAGGAGACTTTTGATAAAATGTTAAAGCTGGATTCCATAACTCTACTTCATAATCATCCTCCATCATTTTAAAATGCCAAAATTCTCTATCACATATAAGCATATCTCTAAAAGCTCTTTCTTCTAATTCTTGCATTTTAAATCTTTCTTCATCAACTTTCATTTGATGACTAGCCCATTCTTCTACCATACTTCTATAATCTTTTGCAAAAAATTCTTCTATTTCTGGAAGACTCTTTAAAGCTTCAGGGCTTAATTGTTGTTGCACTTCTTCAGTATTTACATCAGCTCCCATTGAATGCAACTTTAATAACATTTTATTACGTGCATCAGATAATAAATTTTCTTCTATTAAAGCTCTTTTAGCTTCAATCATTTCATTATATGAAACATCATCTACAGCTCTAAATTGAACTCTTGAAAATCTTTTTGAAAATTCACCTGATAAAACATTAACAACATTTGGAATAATAGGATAAAACTTTAACTCTAAAGCAGAATCATCTTCTTTTGTAAGTACATTCATTAAATCTTTATAGTCAGCATCTTCTTCAACTATATAGTCTGATTTATCAATAATACCTTTTGCTAACTTATAGTTTTTTAAAATTTTTCTAGATGAATGTCTAAGATAATCTAAACCTTGAACTTCTAGCCAATCTAAATTCCACGCAGCCCAATCATCATCTTTTTTTTTGGCTGATATAAATTGTAAAGGTTGAGTTAAACTAGCACTACTTGGATATGAACTATCAGCTTTAGCACCTTTCTTCATTTGTAAGGCATTCAGTACTCTCATAATATTATTTCTTTTTCTTTATGATGTATTTAATAATCATATTCCCATATGAAGAGGAAGATGTCCAAGATGCATTATATCCTGTTGATGTAGTTGTCCAGTATTTTTTCATTTATTTAAAATTTTTAAATGGAGACTTTCTTTCTTTCTTTTCAAATATCTTTCTTTTTTTACCTAAATTAGAAAAAGGTCTCATATTTAATTTATACATTTTTTGTGATTTTTCCAAGCTATCCTTAGACATATCCTCTTCTTTCCGCTTAATATAGCCTCTATTAGCTTGTTGTAGCTTTGCAAATGCAACTAATGCAGAAAATGCTACAAGTCTATCCACATTTAATCCAGGAAAGTATTGCATCATTTCTGTTAATAGCATTTTGTCTGGAATTCTTTCAACCCCAAACTTTGTTTTAATGATATCTCCATCTTCACTTGTTTCCTGATCTATCTCTTCTCTTATCCATTCTATTGCATATGATATTAAATGATTCTTAAATAATGTTCCTGTATTTTTCCAACCATATTCTTGAAATACATTATTGTTAGATCCAAGATCTTTTAAAAATACTATTTGTTGTTTAGGTACTAAATATTTTTGTTTCTTTCTAGCAATCATATGTTGTATAAAGAGAGATATATTATTTTCTACTAATGTCCATGCATTATACCATTCTATAATTAATTCTAATCTTTCATGTGTTTTATTAATATCATCAAATCTACCACACCATGAAGCTACAATTTTATCACCTTCTATAAACGTCTCTAAACCTTCTTTAGTTTCTCTTGTTATTTCTACTGGATTCTTATAAACAAATATGCTGCATAAAGAATCTGATGTAGTTGTTTTACCTTCTGATACAGGGTCAATAGATGCATAATACATAGTAAAAGAAGGATTAGATACTGGTTTTTCCCAAACAATTATAGATCCTGTTTTATCTTCTCTTTTTTTATTTACAGGAAATTCTAATATAGGAAGTTTATCTGTTTTTGTAGCTTTAATTCCTTTACTTGTTCTTTCTAATTTAACAAACTCATAAGGATAATCTTTTTCTTCTATTCTTTTTATTTGAGAACTTATAACAGCTTGTGGAAAAATAGCTTCTTGTCTATATGCAAAAGCTTCTGCAATATCAATTGGTTTTTGAGATATACGTAATTGATATTGTTCAGGAGATAAATCTTTTTTCCACTGCATCCTTTCTTCCTTAATTGCATTTAATGCTTGTTCAATAAGAGAATTACCGTATTTATCAATATGAGGTGGCATAGACCACTGTTCTGGAATAAATAAACCGCATGCACCTATTGTACCTTTATCATCCATTAAGTTTGTTTCTACAGCATATATATCATTTCCTTCTGGATTTAATATCATTTGCTTTAATGGTTCACACTGATCAAGATCACCCACTGAACCGGCTGCAATAAACATACCTGTAGTCATCATACCTGATGTCATTGCTGGTCTAATATATTCAAATGTTTGATCCATCTTTGGAGCAATA